CTTTTGCCTTGAATTCCATTTGCTTCAGGCACATCCATTCCACGCAAATTTTCATTTTGCTTTGCTTCACGAAACCGTCTATCAGCCAGAAATCTTTTAGATGCCTTCCCCAGACCTTGCAGGCGTTGAAGTCGCTGGTTTCCGTTCCGGCGTATGCGATATCCCAGTGGCCGACGATGGCATTCATGCTATGCAGGTCCGGTAGTGTTCCCCAGAGCACCATTTCAGGCTTAAAAATCTTTCCCCTTACGAGTGGTTCATGGTTGTATTCGGCATGAGCTGCCAGAATACCCATCGCTTTCTCCTGTTGACGATAATAGTCCGAGGTATACATGGACTTCCAGACGGGCTCATACGTCACCGGATTATATGCCTTTACCAAGTCCCAGTCCCAATCCGGGTGTCTTTCCCTCAGGATGGTCTGCACCATGCGGCTGGCAAACCGGTTGTTTACCCCGATAAACCGGCGGAATGTGCCGGTCATGGTCGGCATCACGTCATTCTCTATCCATTCCGCATATTTATCCTGAATGCGGCTGTTGTTGATACTCTGTGTCGTTTCCAGATCATCCACTACCCAAAGGTCCGGGCGGTTCCTGCCTTTTCGCAAACCACGGGTTTTCATCCGTGCGCCGAATGCCTTGCAGATAAATCCGGAAGTTGTGACGAAGTTTCCCTTTTCCCAGTAGCCGGGATTCTCCTGCTCACCGAAATCATGTATCAGCAGTTCGTTCGCCTCGAATTCCGCCCGTATGTCTTCCAACAGGTCGCAAGCCCGGTCGAACGTGTCGGATGCCAGGCAGAAGAAACGGGACTGTTTGTTCATCCACAGGAATATGGGAAGAAACACGTTATGGTGTACGGATTTCGCCAGTCCGCGTCCCCATTCTGCATATCCCATATACAGAGGGTTATCCCTCACCTTATGAATATGGTCTATCTGGAAATCCGCACACTCCACTACAACAGGGTTCCCGTGTATGTCATCCTTTGTGCAGTAATGAGGAAAGTAAGTCTTTACCATAAAACCGTAGTCTTCCTTTGCCTTGCGGATACGTTCCATCTTCTCCAGCGTGCTTTCATCCGGATTAATCAGGTTCTTGGTAGTCCGTGCACGCGCTACCTTTTCCAGGTATGCTTTCAGTGCTGATTTATCTTCTGCCGTTGCCATATTACCCTAAAGTTTTAGCGATTTCGTAAGCATGCTGTTCCTGAAAGTCAAGTGACTGATAATAGAGTCCCGGATCGGACACCTTCATGGAGTCGAAAATCCGGCTTTGTACTTCGAGGTATATGGACAGGGTGATAGCATTTTTCTTGTTCATTTCGGCAAGCTGCTTTCCCCATGCGTTCACACTGTTATCGAGGCTGGAGGCTTGTTTACGCAGTTCCAGTTCCCGTTCTTTATCACCTTCTTTAGTGGCTTCGTCTATTTGCCGGAGGATATCCAGTTTGTCGTCAGCCAGCATCTTAATGATTTCCTTCAGGTTGTCACCCTGCTGCTTTACGCTGATGGCAGCGGACTGCCTTTCCTTTTTCCACAGTCCGTCATTCGCATTGATCCAGGCGGATACGGACTTTTCCGATACGTTCACCCGTTCGGATATTTCCCGGCACGTTAACCCGTCATTCACATATAGGTCGTGCGCTTCCTTCTTTAATTTACGGTAATACTCTTTGCTTGGCATACACTGTCTCCTTTGGTTTACGCAGGCAAAGTTCTTATATCCGCTCCGCATGCGGAAAAAGCGTTTTCAAACAGGCACAAATCCTTTCCAAACAGGAAAAAATAAGTTCTTTATGGCAGGATTTTTTTCCTGTTTGAAAACGCTATTTACATGCCTCCTTTATGTTTCTGAAATTTGCACCATCAACGAAAACGAAAAAGGTATGAATCTGACAGCTAAAGCCGACGGCGGGCGTGCCCGCATAGAAATAAAGGGAATGATATCCCAATGGAGGGACACGGAAAGTTCCTTTACCTCACAGATAGACGAACTGATACGCTCAGGCGTGCGGGACGTACATATCTATATAAATAGTCCCGGTGGCGAGTGCATGGAAGCGAACGAGATTGTGAACGTCATCAAGAAGTTTCCCGGAAAGATAACCGGCGAAGGCGGTGCCATGGTGGCGAGTGCGGCCACTTACATTGCAATCAATTGCGAAGAATTCACCATGCCGGAAAACGGCTTCTTTATGATACACCAAATCAGTGGCGGGGTATGCGGTAAGGAAACGGATATTGAAAGCTATCTGAGCATGATGAGAAAACTGAACGAACACTACCTGAACGCTTTCCTGGCAAAGTGCAAGGACAAGAAGAAACTAAAGGAAGAATGGGAAAAAGGCGATTACTGGATGACGGCAAAAGAAGCCCATGAAAATGGATTTGTGACGGCAGTCAGCGGAAAGGCAAAGATTGACAAGTCCACGGCACAGGCTATCATGAATTGCGGATATACAGGGAGCATTGAGATAACAGATAAGAATAGTAACGAAAAAACAAAAAACGACATGGATTTGACAATGTTGACAAACCGTCTGGGGATGGAAACAACCTCAACGGAGGCGCAGGTACTGGCGCAGATTGATGTGTACAAACGGAAAGCGGAACGCACCGACATGCTCGAAAGACGTGAAGAGCAACGCCGTGAACAGGAAATCACTGATTTGCTGGATGGTGCCGTTAAGGACAAGAAGATCACGGCGGATGTACGTGACGAATGGAAAGAAATGCTGCAAAGCAATTTCGACAGCGCAAAGAAGATGCTGGATGCGCTGAAACCGGTTGAGATACCGAAGGTCGTGGTTCCGGGTGCGACAACTACCACCGGAAAAACTTTCGAGGACTTGCAGAAGGATCCTTCCGCTCTGGAAAAACTGATGGATGAAAATCCGAAGGAATACGAACGCCTGCTGAATGAATATGTGAAGAAAAACGGCTGACAGGCAAATTATAAATTAATTAATTAAAAATTGAAGAGATGGCAACATTAGTAGATGGACTTTATCTCAATAAGTATCTCGACCCGCAACTGCTGGTAGAACGTAGAAATTATAAGGCGGACTTTATGCAAGTGCTGGGTTCAGTTCCACAGGCCGCACTTACGGCAGATGGCGTCCGCAAAAACAAGCTGATCAACAACGTTGGCTTTAAAGTGAACAATACGGAAGAGTTCACGGCGCAAGCCATGACCGGACAGAACCTGATTATTCCTTGGGAGAAGTACGATACCACTCCGACATCCTGTACGGATGAGGAGGCGCGTTATCTGGCTTTCGACAAACGTTCCGCTATTCGTGTGAAGCATAATGAATCGTTTCAGGTGGGTATCCGCAATCATGTATTGTGGAAGTTGGCACCGGCAGATGACACGAAAGCGGAAATGCCGGTTATTCAAACAACGGGCAGTAAAGATGCAACCGGACGTTTGCGCCTTTGCTACCAAGACTTGGTAAACTTCGCTACATTAGTGAAGACTTGGAATCTCCCGAACGGTGAGGCATTGTATGTAGTTCTTTGCCCGCAGCACATGGCCGACCTGCTGTTGGATGAAAACGCGTCGAAGTACTTTTACGACCGTACTTTCTATGTTGATCCGGCTACCGGTAAACCGCGTGGTTTCATGGGACTCAAATTCTTTGAAAACAATGACACGCCATTCTACAACTTTACCACATTAAAGAAAGTGGCAGAGGGAACCAAGCCTGCCGCCACGGATTATCAGGCAAGTACTTTCTTCTATGCTCCGAACACATACTATCACCTGGACAGCGTGAAATCCCTGTATCGCCCGGAAACGATTGATACGCGTAGCGCAAGTCCTACCAGTGAATACCGTACGCAGACTTACGGCATCGTGGACCGGGTGGAAGATTTCGGTATCGGCGCTATCGTATCCGGTAAATCCGTGTAACAGAAAGGAGTGAATTATGGGAAGTTTTACAGGAGTAACAATTAACAAGCAACACGGAGGGCTGGTACGGGAAACCGATACCAGTGACCGTGTCATCCTGCTGGTCTGCGGTGGGACGGCCATTGCGGGCAAACTGGCGCATTACAAACCGGTGGAACTAAAAGCTGTTTCCGATCTGGAGGCACTTGGATGGGATGAAGCGATGGACGCCACCAACAAAGAACTGGTGCATTATCAGGTTGATGAAGTCTTCCGCCTGTCACCGGAAAAAACTTTATGGCTGATGCTGGTTCCGAAGACGGAAAAGGTATCCACCCTATTAGCTGAAAGTAATTTCATTGA